GTACCCACGCTTGTACGAATACCCCCGCAAAGCTAGGTCCCACGCGACTGGGTACACAGGGTATTCTGGGTATTCTTAAAACAAAATATTGATAACACAGTAAATACGTCCTAATCATCACTATATGCTGTATATAAATAAACTGTTTCGCAAGTGTACCCAATACCCACGAATACCCACCCCCTTGTGACTGCCCCCCATATACCGGGGATTTGGGGACGACCAGCGACATAACTTAGTGCGTTTGATTTCCGTGAGCATAGACGACTGTCGTCCTACTCTTCCCCCCTGAGACGGATGATCAGGATCAAGATCGGGATCACGATCCTGATCGTCTTCAGGATCGTGATCGACGTATTACTATATGATGACAATCCCTTCGTCGGGACGACGCGCCAGCGGCGCGACGACCCGTTGAGCGAGCGCAGCGAGCGAGGCGCGCAATATGGCGCGCACCTTTCGCCCGGTAAGGGCGCACGAGCGACAGCGAGTATGTGCGCAATATTGCGCACACCTTGTCACTTCTGTTGTTGCTTTTTTGCGAACATATGTGAGCACATTGACGCCGTGCCGAGCGAAGCGAGGCCCAGGCGAAAAAAATTTTAGAGTACTGTATAAATGCACAGTTGTACCAGATGCTGGATTGTGGTTTAATGTTTATGGGCGCTGATGCCCAACACATAGGAAGCAAGAAAATGGCACAAGCCAAGAAAGCACCGAAGCCGGAGTACTTGACGCTTGACAAGGGCAAGCCGTACAACCCGCGCACGGACCATACCGACAAGGGGTGGGCCAGCCTGAAGCGGTGCATAGAACAGGGCTACACCTACGCTGCCCTGCGAAGCAAGAAGGATACGCCGATTACCGGCAACAACCACAATCACCAGTTTGCCGCGTACTGCGTGCGCCGGCATTGGGTGAAGGTGACAACCACGGCCCCGGCGAACGCCAAGGGCTAACAGGAGGGGAAGGGCGCAAGGATGCGCCCAAACCCCGCCCCCCTGCCGATGTAGACTATCCGCGGTTGGTAGTTGAGTAGTTTATGAAACCACCAACACGTGAGCGCCGCCGGGCGCAACACCCACGAGCGTTAAGCGAGTACGTTGCTCCTTCCTTTCCGCGGTTCAGTTGGCACGTTGGTTGGCGAGGCCCTTGTACCCCCGGAGGGGGATGCACTAGGCCCCCCGGGGGGGTACTCCCCCCAAAACTTTCCCTGCGCAGATACAGGAGCACAGGACATGGAGATGATATTCCTGATAATCGGTGATGTGTACCAGGGCTTGCATTCGTACAACCCTACGTGCTAGTATCATGCGCATGCTCATGAGCACAAACTATGCACGAGGAGGTCAGGAGCTACCCCCAGCTCCTGACCTCTACGCATATGACTGACATTACCCAAGCTACCTTTCGGTCAAACCGCCCAAGCTCCGTACGAAGCAATAAGGCGAATAACAAGACACCGCCTCCCCAGATTCGAGATAACCGCAGACCTCCAAGACCAGATCCCAGAGGCAGGAGACCACTATCCCCATGAAAATGGAATACAAAAAGATGGACTATAAGAAGGGGTCAAGGCATGATGACGTCAGCAATGCGTACTCGGCGTGTGCTACGTGCTACCACTCCAAGGACCGAACTGGAACGTTATGCTGCACGCACCCCGACAAGTCTAAACTCAAGGTCTACTGCATGGCGAACAATGGAAGCGAGGAGCACTCCAGGGATATGTGCGACTCAACGAATTTCCAGGTAGATGCGAAGGAGTGGTGCGCGAGCTACAAGGCTGCGGACGCCCCCGAAGCTCCCGAGTACGAGAATATGTACGAGGCCATGGAATCGGCCTACGAGCAGCATTCACCGACTCCGCACGCTGAGTACGGGACTGGAGGAACTGCGAGCGGTACGGGCGCTGGCGGAGCTAGCTAGTGCCAGATACCACGACCAAGATAGAGTACCTCACTGAAGAGGAACTACTAGCCAGTGACGAGCAAGCATTGGCCCGTATCTCCGACGCTCCCAAGAACGTACTGCAATTCACCAGAAGCACAAAGGTTACGCGACAAGAAGTTGTCAATGCGTTTACGAACGCATTCCAGATGATTGGGGGTGTTGACCGGTTGGCGCTGTGGGCAGACCAAAACCCGAGTGAGTTCTACAGATTGTACGGGAAACTTCTCCCGCCCTCCAACGCTGATATCTTGGACGGCAACCGTGAGTTTATTGTGCGCCACATCCTCCCCCGGCCACAGATTACAGATGCGCAGCACACAGCCATAGAAGGGGAGTTTACAGAACAATGAATGAAAAGAGCGCCCTACGAAAAGCGATAGAAGCGGCAATCGCGGCTGTGGGCAAAATTGCGAACAAGGACGCCACGGTACAGGGGATGCAATATGAGGATAGTCCTAAGCGACCACTGCACCCGAAGAAAAAGAAAGATAAGTCCATGTCTGAATACGGGTACACCCGTGAGCACAAAAAGGCAATGGAAGATGCCGGGGTGTTGTAGTGCCCGAAGTAACGGTAGCGTATGACCCCCGCCCTATTTTCATGCCGTTCCACACGCGGACTCAGCGGTGGGCAGTCGTGGTGGCGCATAGACGATGTGGTAAGACTGTTGCCACCATTAACGATATCGTAAGCCACGCGCTATATACGGAAAAGAAAAGAGCAAGGTTTGGTTATATCGCCCCTTACTATAGCCAAGCAAAACAGATTGCCTGGGACTACCTCGTTGAGTATACGAAAGAAATCGCCACCAAGGTCTCAATATCCAGCCTTTCCGTTGACCTATTCAACGGTGCGAGAATTACCCTCTACGGTGCCGATAATCCCGATGCTTTCCGCGGGTTGTATTTTGACGGTGTGGTTATCGACGAGTACGGCGATTGCCGCCCCAACCTGTGGACGGAGATTATCCGGCCCGCTCTGGCAGATAGACGTGGCTGGGCCACGTTCATTGGCACGCCCAACGGTCTGAACCACTTTTACGATATCTGGAATTTTGCCCTGGCCCACCCCGATAGGTGGTACACGGAAGCACTGCCTCAGAGCAAGACCAACATTCTCGACGCGGACGAAGTCGAAGAAATGCGGTCAATGATGGATGAAGATGAATTTGACCAAGAGATCGAATGTAGCTTTATGGCAGCTACTCGTGGAGCCTATTATTCACGGGAACTCAAGAATGCTGTTATTGGCTCTTATCCTGTGGATCCCAGTCGGCCTTGTCATTATGTGTTTGATCTCGGTTATACTGATAGCACGGCTATTTGGCGCTGGCAAGAGTACCCCGACGCCATTGAACTCAGCTTGAGTTATGAACAAGATTCCCGGCCTATTCAGTATTACATTGACTGGCTGCACTCTCAGCGGACAGCCGGTATTACGCCTGGAGAGGTGTGGCTGCCCCATGACGCGCTCGCCAAAACACTCCAGACTGGTAGAAGTATTGTCGAGCAGTTCCTCTCGGGTGGGATTCGGCCTAAAGTTGTCGCGAAACTTGATTTGCTGGACGGAATACAAGCGGCAAGGCAGATTTTCCCAAAGCTAGCATTTGACGCGGAAGGATGTAAGGATGGCCTACTCGCATTGCGTTCGTACAAGCGCACTTGGAATCCAGACCGCAATGAATACAGCGCCAAGCCATTACATGACTGGTCTAGCAATTTTGCTGACTCTTTCCGCTATTTCGCATTAGTTGCTGGACTTGAAGATCCAAGTAAAACTGCTTTAATCCCGGCACAGCCTTTTGCTCGTCCTTTATACGGGTTTACATTAGATGAGGCTTGGGAGTGTGGGCCGTCGGGAAGGGACTCCTGGCACTAATGGCTAGTTCATTTAAAAACCTCATTAGACCTTCAGGTCTTTGGGCGGCGGAGCTTACGGGCAGATTAAAAACATTAGAGGACATTGTTGACCTCCGCCAAGGGCGCTTAGGTGCGCTAGTTTTTGGTTCATCAAATCAATCGATAGCGAACAGCAGCAATACGATTCTCGATGGTTGGGACACGGTCGTCTACGATGACCTGGGATTTTTCAATGAGTTCGAGCCGGATATTTTTACAATTCCTGTTACGGATCCCGTTATTGAGCGCGTGCAGTTGTATTTTCAATATAGCTGGCAACCGGATGCGAGTGGTCGGCGTACTTGGTTTCTGGAGCAGACCGATAGCGGCGGTGTACGCGGTGGTATCGCGAGTAACGGTATGCAGCCCCAAGCGGCTGTGTCGCTCGCCGATCAAGCGTATTCGATGCCCATTGAGTGCGTACCGGGCGACTATTTCAGGATAATCGCGTCACAGGACAGCGGGGATGCACTGCTTCTTTCACTGTTGGGCTTTGGAATAACGGTTGCAAAATGATTAGGTATTTAGGGAGCTAAAATGGCTACTGACTCGAAAACAGAACAGACCCTGGGTGCCAGCGATAACAGGACCAACAATGACGCTGGCGAAGCGAAGTTAGGGGCTGAATTTGGCAGACCCAAATATGATTTTGAGTACTGGAAAGACCAGATTTCTATTGCGCAAAAAGCAGTAGAGAAATTCCACGAGCGTGGGCGCAAAACTCTTCGCCGTTATGTCGACGAACGGGAAGCTAACGACGAGCAGTCCAGAAAGTATAACCTTTTCTGGGCGAATACGGGCGTGCTTATGTCCGCCCTTTACGCGAATCCACCGAGTCCTACCGTTAAGCGCACATGGGACGATTATACCGACGATATTGGCCGGGTGGCTGCTGAAATCCTGGAGCGTTTGCTTAACCAGGGTCTACAGCGCCCCCGTGGTGATATGGACGCCGCGTTTTCTTACGCCATGGAAGACCGGCTTGTACCGGGACTCGGACAAGTCTGGATTAGGTACAATGTAGAGACTAAAGAACAGACGGTGCCCGGTACTACGATAAAGTACGAGCAAATCATTAACGAAGAGGCGGTAACGGACTGGATTTACTGGGAAGATTTTCTATGGTCCCCTTGCCGTGTGTGGGAAGAGTGCCGGTGGGTGGGTCGTCTTGCGCACATGACCAAGGAAGCGGCGAAAAAGAGATTTGGGGCTAAAGCGGAGCTCTTATCGTACACGGACAAGTTCGAAAATGTCGACCGCGTGGGTGCGCAGCGCGTAACTCCGGAAATACGCCCCGAAGCCACTGCTGACGTCTGGGAAATCTGGAGTAAGACGAATAAAATGGTCTATTGGGTTGCCACAACCGATATTGAGCGCCTTTTGGACAAAAAAGAAGACCCAATGGAGATTGATGGCTTTTTTCCATGCCCGAAGCCTCTCATGGGCACGCATACGACGTCGAACCTCTGCCCCCGCCCTGATTACTACATGGTCAAGGATCAGTATGAAGAAGTTGATACTCTTAATTCCCGGATCGGGTGGCTCACAAAGGCTTGTAAGGCTGCCGGCATCTATGATAAAACAGCGGAAGGTATTCAACGCCTATTTGAACAAGGTACTGAAAATAGCCTCATTCCAGTCGACAACTGGGCCATGTTTGCAGAGAAAGGTGGCGTCAGCGGCCAGATTGACTGGATCCCGATCGAGCAAATCGTAGCTACCATTACGTCTCTCAAGGAGTACAGGCAGGACTGTGTGTCCCAGATTTACGAGTTAACCGGCATATCTGACATTATGCGGGGCGCAACGAATGCGAGAGAGACCCTGGGGGCACAGCAGCTGAAGGCTCAGTACGGCAGTGTCAGACTCCAGTATCTCCAGGGTAAAACCGCTGAGTTTGTCACAGAGGCAATGCGGATCAAAGCTGACATTATCAGCAAGCACTGGCAGCCTGAGACTATCATTGAGAAGTCACTTATCTTGCAAACTCCTAAGGTGGACCACCAGAAGGTGCAGCCAGCGGTTGAAATGCTGAAGAACACGGATATTCGAAATATCCGTTTGGAGGTAGAAAGTGACAGTATGTCCATACCGGATTATGCGCTTGAACGCTCTAGTCGTATGGAGTACGTCACAGCAATGGGTCAGCTTATCTCCCAAAGCTGGCAGGCAATTCAGGCCGAGCCTAGGTTCGCGCCGCTTGTACTACAGACCCTCCAATGGGCTGCTGCCGGATTCAAGAATGCCCGAACGATGGAAGGGGTGCTCGACCAAGCGGTAGAGGAGACCCAGAAGGCTGTGGCGGAGAAAATGAACCAGCCGCCCCCGCCTGACCCAGAGATAGAGAAGATGCAAATGGAGATGCAGATGAAGCGGGAGGAGTCTCAGGCTAAGTTGCAGGCCAAGCAGATGGAAGGTCGTATTAAGGCAATGGAAGCGAAACTTGGTATGGAACAAGATCGGCAGCAACACAGCCAGGAAATGGCTCAGGACGAGGAGCGCCATATACAGGAAATGGACCAGACCCGGCAGCGTGGGGCAGTGGATAGGGAGGTGAGACGTGCGACGGCGTTACGTTCAACGTAAACAAGAGGACGGTACCTTTAAGTTAGAGGAGGTAGACGTCAACCACTTTGTACCCCGTAGGAACTTGTCCGACACCGATGCACTTATCAGTGATAGACACTACGACGGGATGCGTGCGACGGACGGCACTGATATTTCCTCACGTGCGAAGCACCGTGATTATATGCGAAGGAATTCTCTCACAACGGCTGACGATTTTACCGACCATTGGAAGACGTACCACCGAAAAGAAGAACTTAAAGACAATAAGCAACGTCGTGAAACTATAGAACGAACAATAGCGAGGTTAGACCCACCATGAGTGAGCAAAGTTTAAAAGAGTCATTGGAGGCCGCATTCGATGGAGATACTGAATCTGTTGATAGAGGTGCTGTGGAAGAGGCCGCTGGCGTGGTTGAAGAAACAGTGGCAGAGAATGAAGGCAGCACTGAAGAGACCGAAACTGCGTCTGCGGGAGAATCCTTACCAGATGAAGGGGACACCAGTACCGTCGATTCAGGAGCAGAAGAAGAATCACGAGAAGGCGATGAAGGCGCCGGTGCAGAAGGTAGAGCCGAGGGCGAAGAAGAGCCAGAAAAAGAAGAAAAAGCTGAGTTAGCTGCTCCCTATGGCTGGAAGCCAGCTATGCGGGAGAAGTACTGGGGTGAACTTCCTGACGAGGTAAAGGCTGAGGTAATACGCCGTGAGGTGGACATTGCCAAGGGAATGGAAATAGCCAAAGGTGCTCGTGACCTGGAAAAGGAGTTTAATTCTAGAGTAGCTCCTTATGCGGCTGAAATTGCCAGCCGAGGCGTGCAGCCGATGGACGCCTTTGAAAACTACTTGGCGACCGCCCACAACCTGCGCCACGCGAACGCTCCTGAGAAGGCCGCTCTTATAGCTGGAATCATCCAGCAGTATGGTGTGGATGTGGAGCAGTTGGATGGCATTCTTACAAAGCAGATTCAAGGTGCTCCTGCTTCTGGTGAGGGTAATCCCGACGTAGTTGCGGCCATCAACAAGGCTCTGGCTCCTGTCAATCAATTCATGAGCAGCTATCAGAATCAGCAGGTTACTCAAGCTGAGACTCAGCAGACTACTATAAACGATGAGATAGCTGCGTTTAAGGGAAAACCTGAAAACGAATTTTACATGGATGTAAAAGAAGACATGGCAAATTTGTTGGAAGCTGCTGCAATGCGGTCGCAAAATATGACTTTACAAGAGGCATACGACCGTGCTATATTATTGCACAGTGACATAGCACAGATCGTCTCAGAGCGCAGGCTGCAAAGCGAAGCGCGCAAGAAAGACGAGGCGGCTAAAGCGGCGAAAGCGAAGAGTGTGGGAGTTGTCAGTACGTCACCGGATCCCGGGCGTGAGGCAACAAAGTCCACATCACTCCGCGGAGCCTTGGAAGCCTCCTTTGATGCTAACGCCATGGACTAGTCTCCCGCTTGGGGAGTCTCTACAGCAAGGGGTTCACAGCCCAGCCCAGTAGAGGAAAACCGAGTAGGTATCCATCCATTTATTGGGAGACTTAACGTGGCATTTCCAAACGTATCCGATATCATCGCGACGACCATTGAGAGTCGTACGCGGCAAATCGCGGATAACGTCACCAAGAACAACGCGCTGCTCAAGCGCCTCGAAGACCGGGGCAATGTGAAGCCGTTTGGTGGCGGATCCATCATTTACCAAGAACTGAGCTTCGCCGAGAACTCCAATGCGGGGTGGTACAGCGGCTACGATCTCCTGCCCGTGGCAGCGCAGGACGTCATCAGCGCGGCCGAGTACAACATCCGGCAGCTCGCAACTCCGGTGGTCATGTCCGGTCTGGAAATGCTCCAGAATAATGGCCGCGAGCGCATGATTGACCTGATGGAAGGTCGATTGAGCGTGGCTGAGTCCACAATGGTGAACCAGCTTTCCGAAGGCGTGTATTCCGACGGCACCGGCGACGGTGGCAAACAGTTGGAAGGTCTGGACCTCGCGGTCCTCGAGAGCGGTGTGGGCACTTACGGTGGTATCGACCCCGGCTCCTTCGCTTTCTGGTCTTCGGGCAAGTTCGATTCGGCTGTGGTCAACAGTGGCAACCTCACGGCAGCCAACATCCAGAATCTCATGAACTTCGCATGGGCCAGTCTCGTCCGCGGTAGTGACCGCCCCGACCTGATTCCCATGGATTCTGGTTTCTGGAATATGTACATCGCCAGTCTGCAAAGCCTCCAGCGTTTCGCCGGCACCGAAGTCGGCAAGCTGGGCTTCCCGACCATCAAGTACATGGATGCCGACTGCGTCCTGGACGGTGGTATCGGCGGGTTCGCTCCGACGGACACGGCGTGGATGCTCAACACCAAGTACATCTTCCTGCGCCCGCACAGGGACCGGAATATGGTGGCCTTGATGCCGAGCAAGCGGTATGCCATCAACCAGGACGCTGAAGTGCAGATCCTGGGCTGGGCTGGAAATCTGACCTGCTCGGGTCGTCAATTTCAGGGTCGCCTCTTCGACCTGACTTAATCCAGGTGGTGGGTTGCTTCGGGTAGGGGTTCGCCCCTACCCACTTTTTTCAGGAGAAAACTTATGGCTTATAAATTAGCCAATCATCAAGCAGGCTTCCCCGCTCTGGATGACGTTCGCACTACTGCGGGAGTGCCCCCTGGCACTATCGTTCCAGTTATGGACTACGACCAGACCATCCCCAGGGGTGGTGAGGCTATTTACCTTGAGGCAGAGGGCGCGGCTATCGTTGTCGGGTCACTGGTGGAAGTTGACCATCTCGCTGGGTCTATTTTAGCTCCGGCAACGGGGGGCGTAGGCTCGGTTGCAGTGTCTCTCAACATCGTTCCGGACGAGTCATTCGCATGGTTCCTGATTACGGGAATTGCGGCGATCAAAGCTCCAAACGCAGCGACCCCCGGCGCAGCAGTCTTTTCGCTGGCGGCGGTGCCCGGTAGTGTGGACGACGCTGCGGTGAATGGTGAGCAGATTCTGAATGCGGAGTTCAACACCACTACAGGTACTCCGGCGACAGGTCTGGCCGAAGTCGAAATCAACCGCCCGTTCCATCAGGGACGTACGGACGTCTAAGGGTTAGCCCCTTTAGTGAGGTAAGACTATGGCAGCAACAGGAAAAGCAGGGTCAATTCATGACTCTGCGACTAGTCAGGCTACGGGAGCTTTGTGCAACGGAATCGGCATTGGTACGAATGCCGTGTACGACAGAGTAGATGTTGGCAATACCCCTCCCGACACAGGGGTTCAGGGTTTTGTTGATGGGGATCAACCTGCGGCAAATCGTATAGGAGCGGGGGCCGCCCCTATACTTGAGGATGTAGTGGAGGATGCCGACATCAAGTTCCACAAAGCCGACAATGAGTTGGCTGATGGGGCACAGGATGGTGCGACAGGGTTCTACAACCATACCGGCCAGACTATCAAGGTCGGCCAGTATGCGTGGCTTGTTGAGAACGCCTAATGGCATTAGGCATCCTTGCGTCGATGTTCGGAGGTGGTATTGCCGAGCCGATAAAAGCGGTCGGCAATATCATCGACGACCTCTTCACGAGTGATGAGGAACGCCTTGATAAGAAGGCAGTTCTTCTACGAATCGCTCAAAGGCCCGGATTCGTCCAAGCCGAAATCAACAAGGTTGAAGCCGCGCACCGAAGCATATGGGTTGCGGGCTGGAGGCCGTTCATTGGGTGGGTCTGCGGAGCCGCTCTTGCTTGGAACTACATTGTCCACCCTCTCGCTGTCTGGCTTCTTCTAGCTTTTGGAGACGGCACAGTTCTTGCTCCTCCGCAACTTTCACTTGGAGCGTTGATGCCTGTCGTACTTGGGCTTCTAGGTTTGGGGACTTTACGTACTGTTGAGAAGTCCTTGGGCAAGGCCAAGTAGGAGATTCAAATGAAAGAACTCTGGGAAAAGAAACCTGTTCGTTACGGCGTCTATGTGGCGGCGGCTATCGCTGTCCTTATAGTCGTGGCGCAGCTCAACGACTGGTTGAGACCTTTCGGTTGAAAACCACCATTACAGCCATCATCGGCCTGCTCGTCATAATGGGTGGCGTGTATGGGGCTAAGGTAACGCTCGACTCGGAGCACAAACTCCTCATCGCTCAGTCTGCGAAGGCACTTCAGTCAGGAGTTTCAGCGAATCAGTTGCAGATGATGCAATGGGAATACAAAGACATTATCGCCCGAGAGCAGGCTGGTAAGTCTCTCCCTGCTGATGCTGCTCGCAAGATTGTGCTCGAGTCACGCATTGCAGAGCTGGCTAAAAAGTGATATGTCGGACATTTGGCTGTTCCATGATCGTTTCCTGACCGACGAAGGCATCAGCGAAGGCTCGGACAGGTTCAGCTCGCTAACCGATGTTTCTGGTATTCCTCCAGGTGGTGGCGCTGCGAAAAACTTGCTGATTCTCGAATCCCGCGACTGGTGGCGCTTTACTTCTGCTGAATTCGGCCCACCGGGTCAGTGGACTCTGGAGAGCATGGAGCCTATTGATGGACGGGCCATCTACATCCTGCGCCGCAACGACCACAACCCCATTGTGAACAGTCCCGAGCAAGCTCGTATGGATTTGTTGCTTACCACCCAGGACGAGTGGGGCTAGGTAATGTCGCTCGCCTTTGTCAGCTCGCACACCAACGGTGGCGTTGATCTCACCGTAATAGCAGTCACCAGCATCCCCGCAGGCACTGACCGCCTCTATATAGCCACCGTCGGCACCAAGTCCGGCGGCGCTACGGTGGATAGCGTGGTCGGCGGCTCGCTCACCTGGAATCTCGTCAAGACCCAGTGCGGCGGGCGCAACCAGACCCGGATTACCACCTACTACGCTATCGGCTCGCCTGGCTCGTTTACCTGCACTTTCACTATGAGTGCCGAATCACAGGGCATCGCCGCCATAGTTGATGTCTACGACGGTGCTGATACAACCGCGTCCATCATCAACGGAGCAGGCGAGAATACCATCGGTCCGAATGACACAGGCTGCTCCGCTGGCTCGGACAACGGTTCACCTAACGTGCAGTTCACCGTTAGCACCCCGTCTACTTCGTTCGGCTACACGGTCAGCAACACTCGCAACAAGACCCTGACGCTCGATGGCGAATACACGCTGCGCGGAGCCGCGGTCGGAGGCTCCGGCGGCGGGCAGTCTAGAGTGGATGGTGCGGAGAACCCCACGCCCTCAGCCAGCGAATCTGCTGATCACTCTTGCGGCTCGACGGACTGGTGCATCCTCGGCATGGAGATTGTTGAGGCCAGTGCTGTTGCTGCTCCGTTCTTGCCCTTTTATCCGAAACGACCAAATGTACTTCTGAGGATGTAACGATGGGTAGAATAGTTTACCAAGATGTCGATTTAGTGCTCGTCTCAGATGCCTCACAGGACATCTGGTCAGTACAGGCTCACGCCAACCACCCCATTATCCTGCACGGGTTTGAGTTGACTAGCTCGGCAATAGTCGCAGATATGATTGAAATTAATCTGCACCGTATCACAGCGGTGGGGAGTGGGGGTGCTTCCTCTACTACCGAGGAACTTGCTGATGAGGAATTTAGTGCGCACACCGCCACCGTAGTCTTCGAACTAACCACTCCAGGGACCAACGGTGGTAATTTGATGCGGTGGCAGTGGGAACAACTTGGCCCCGTCGGTCATGTATTCACTCCAGAAATGCGGCCAAAGGCAAAAGTTGGCGAGGGCTTTGCTTTGGGTATGTTCACGGCGGCGACGCCAACCCTTGCTGGCTGGCTTTGCTGGGAAGAACTGTAGAGGAAACTTAAATGGCATCTTACAACAAGTTTGAGACGTTCGTCGGCGACCTGGGGTTGAAGGTACACGAACTTAACGCTGATTTGCTCAAGGTTTATGCGAGCAATCTTTTACCGGATGCGGCGGCTGATTCCATCAAGACGGATTTGGCCGAAATCACGGCGCAAAACGGGTACCCCTCGGGAGGTTCTGACGTTCAGAA